TCGAAGTACGATTTTTTACGAGTATCGACAGCTAGGTTGGCCGACCAGCGCTTTTGCGCTTTTGGATCGCCAAAGGGGATAATCGTTGTTCCCATGATGAGTGTCCTTTCATGTTGATTGAAATTCGTCCGACACTCCTGCGCTGGGCGACTGGTTGTATTTTCACGCTATTGGTTTGATTTTGCAACCATTTAGCGCAAAAAAAATCACCGCTTGCCGGTAATCCCGACAGAAGCCGCGATTGTCGCCGTGTTCTGGGCTTTGACGCGGCTGACAGGCACAGACTTGTCGGCCTGGATGGCGAGACGGGCAATCTTGCCTGACTTCTCTTCGAGCGTCACCACGGCGACGTTGCCGATAGCGATGCTTTCTCCTGGTCGAATTTCAAGTTTGAGCACGGTCAGCCGCTCCCTGGTCAGTGGTAAAAGTCCATGATCCGCTCACCGAGCACGGCCGAATAGTCGTCCATGAACGTCAGCTGACGTGTCAGGCGGTGTCGCTCGCTTGGGTCAACCTTGTCAAAGAACGGACCATTGATGAAGGCAATCAGCTTCGCTCGCTTGTAATCGAGCTCTGCCTTCTCGCCGAGGACGCGGATTTGGTGCGGCTTCAGGCCGGTTACGTCTCGCATTTCGACGTAGGCCGCCTCGAACACGTCTTTCGGACTCCACGATTCATAGCCGTCCGCATAAATGACGCGGTAGCCGTGCTGGCCTCCGCTCTCTTTCGGCTCGGCCTGAATGATTTTGGTTCCGATGTAGGTCTTCATTCAGAGCCTCACGATGCCAGATAGGCGTTACGTTCAGCCTCTGGCAGCTTCATCAGCGCTTCCTCGTAGGCCAGCGGGTCGGAGCTCGCCATGCGATCCAGCACGGCGTACTTGCCGCCCTGGGTGTCGTTCTGGTCAGCTGCCGGTACGTTCGCCAGATTCGGCGGCAGGTTCGGCTTGGCGCCGGCCCTTGGCTTGCTGGTGTTCGCCCTGGCTTCAAAGCCCAAGTCCTTGGCGATGTTCTCATTCGCCTTGGCTAGGATTTCACGGCCGGCTGCCGGGTCGGTGCGGTTCTTGAACTCGTCAAGACCAGCCACGCGGCGCACCTCGATGTCGAGCAACTGGTACATGCTCGGGCTCTTCTCGGGGCTGTAACGCGGGTTGTCACGGATGAAGCTATCAACCGTGGCCTTCCAATCGTTCGCCTGGCGCTGGGCTTCCATCTCTGCGGCCAGCTTGGCCTTTTCCACGCCCCACTCGATCTCACGCTCCTGTTTGTTCAGGGTGTCGAGCTCGGCTTGGTATTCCTTCGTGGTGATGTCGCCGTCGTCGAACTTGGCCAGCAACTCATCTTTCTTGGTGGCGATGCCGGTCAGCTTTGCTTCGGCGTCTTCCGGGGCGTTGACGACGAGGATCGGCGCGCTTGCCTCGAGGCCTTGTGCGACAGAATCCCCAGCGGAGGCAGCGTCTTCGCCAGCGCCTTCGTCATTGCCTGCATCGTCGCCATTTCCAGCGCCTTCGCCTTCGCCTTCACCATCTGCGCCAGCGTCGTCTCCGTCGCCCGCAGCGTTTCCATCTTCTCCATCGCCTTCCCCTTCGCCGTCGCCAGCATTGGTAGTGGCTTCGCCCTCTTCGAGCGCAGCACGTTCTTCATCGGTCAGGCCATCGTCGATTTCTGTATCAATACCCATGTGTGCTTCTCCTGTTTATGGTTAGGCGGGCATAACTGGTGCGGCCCCGCCGTCGGCCGCTGGTTGCGCCATTTCTGGCGGCATTTCGTTTGGTGCGGTTTGCTGCGGTTGGGGTGCAGGCATAGCCGGTGGTTGCATCGGCAATCCCTGTACGGCTGGATTGTAACCTTGCCAGCCAGCCTCCCCAAGCAAAGCGTCCGCAACTTTTGCAATCGTCGGCATCTGCACCACGGATGTCGCCGCGGTCATGGCGACGTTGGTGGCGTTGATCTTGTCGCCAATTGTCTGAGCCTTGATTCGGTCGGTTTCGGCTTCGGCCTTGGCAGCCTTTGCCAGCTTTTCACGCAGGCCAGCCTCGAAGTCGGCCTGTTGCAGGGCTTGCGCCTGGGCGGCGGCTTGTTGCTGCGCCATCTCTTCCGGCGTCATCTCGGTGGCGTCCGGGTCGCGCTGGCCGGTGATAGCTCGGATGCGCTTCACGATCTCGTCGCGGTTCGGCACGTCCATCGAGTCGACGATCAGGTCGAGCATGACCATGCCCACTTGCTGCGGCATCTTCGCCACCAGTTCGGTGAGCTCGGCGACAGCGGCTTCGCGCATGGTGGCGCGCCAGTCGGCTTCGGAAATGATGTAGTCCGCCTTGGTGCGGGTGATGTCATTCTCCGGCAGGCCGTCGTTGATGACGACAAACTCGGGCGATCCGCGCTGGTTGGTGATGCGGAATTGCTTTTCTTCCGTGGCGAACTGCTCGACAAGCGACAACTCGATCTCGCCGCGCAGCTGTTCGGCCAGGCGCAGATTGTCGAAGAAGCGGGATGTCGCCAGACTGCCCTGCTCTTGGCGCTTCTGCACCGCAACACCGGATACGGCGTTGGTCGTGCGACCCAGTAGCTCATCCGTCACACCGCCGACCTGCTGGATCATCTGGATGTTGCGAGTGGCAAGCTCCAAATGCGCCGGGGCAAGGTCACGATCCGCGTTCAACACAAGCTCTTTGCCGGGGCGCTTGATGATAATGGCGTCGGAGCGCGAGGCTTCGGCGGCAAAGTCCTCAATCGTGGTGCCGTCGGGCAATGCGCCCTCGTCCATGATGACCTTGTTAGACGACAAGATGTGCAGAGCCTTCGCCATGCGCTTGTTCACGTCGTCCTGTATGTCGCGCAGGCTGCGGATCATGCCATACGGCAGACCATCGCGGCCGCGCTTGTAGCCCCAGATCGGCACAAACTTAAACTTGTTGTGGCGGTACGGGCTCGGGCTGTCCCAAAGCAGGTCAGAGTTGGTCATAATCGCCACGCGGGTGCGCATCATAACCTTGGAGACCAGAACTGCCTTGCCGGCTTCTACGGCTTCCGTGTGACGTGGATCGTTCTCATCGAAAATCTGGCCGTTGAAGGCAGAGCCTCGAATCCGCTCGACCTTCTCAGGCAAGCGATACCATGCCTCGATCAGGCGAACCCGGCGGCGGCGGTGGGTGATGATCGTATTCAGGGCCCCGTTGCGGCCTCGATCCCATTCCGGCATATCCATTGCCAGATCGCCGTCAATGCCTTCGTTGTACGAATAGAGCGAAGCGTCAACTACTGCGTCTTCCACCTGGGCGGCGCGGGTTGGAAACAAAGCCTTGGCGATGTCCTCGTCCACCCACTTGGTGCGGAACTGGTAGCGCATGTCCGAGCCATCTAGCTCAGTGCTGGCAGAATCGAACAGCATGTTGCGCCACGATTCATAGCGGTCATAGATCGGTTCGCCGTCGTCTTCGTCCTGTACGCCGACTTCCAGCCAGCCAATGCCCACCTTTACAGCGTCTTCAAAGGCGCGGGAGCGGTGGAACGGCGTGCGGTTCACGTCGGACAGGTACTTGAGATACTTTGTCTTGCCTTCAGCTGGCTTGGCGTCTTCCTTGCCGCGGGGCAGAACCTTGAAGTCTGTGCGCCCGCGCTTCTCTGCGCCTGTTACCCAGTTGATCGACTGCTGAATGACGTTATAGACCGTGGCCGGCTGGCCGCGTTCTTGGAGCTCCTGCAATTCGGTTTCCGTGTACTGGATCGAATCGAAGTAATCCTCATCGAGCGCCTGCTGAAAGCGGTTCTCGCCTTGGCGGTGCAGTTCCATGCGGTAATAGTTGATGAGCCGGGCGTGTAGCTCTTGGTTCTCATCACTATCAAGCGGATCGTCGGGGCGCTCTGGAGCCTCGCCCATGTCCGTCACGATACGGTCCTCTGGGGAGCCCTTCTTAACTTTCGTCAATGTTTCGTCAGATAAGTTAAACATCAGTCTTCCCAGCCTTCCGAATTAGCCGCGCTTCTGCTCATAGTCCAAGACCTCGATTGTCCGCTTCTTACCGCCTTGGTCGATGGTGACTTCCCCAATGACTTCGGCCTCTGTTGGATCAAGCGGCATGCTCAGCAGGTCGAGAAGGTTGTCATGGATCAGGGTTGCAACCTTGCGCGCCTGGGTCATGTCGTTCTCGTAGCCGAGACTTTGTGCGAAAGCACTTGCCGCGTGAGCCAAATATCTCGGGTTATTGTAACGGTAAGCCGCTGATAACGCTACAACAACGGGCTTGAATCCTTCGCGTCGGTAGCGCGGGATGACGACAAGGCAGGGTTCGGTGTCTTCCTGATCGTCGTTGTAGAGCCAGGTGCCGAAGATCGACAGATCGCCGACATCTCGCGTGAAGTGGTAGCGGGTCAGGTCGATGGCTGGGCGGGCTTGTTCGAGTTGTTGCATTATGCGGCCTCCGGTGCTGGTTCATACTTCTGATCGAACTCGTCCTCTGGCATGACCATGACGCGCCGTGCGTCGCCGATACTTTCAACGACAAAGTAATCGCCGCGACGTAGCATGATTGCTGCCTCGTCCTTGCGTATCTCGATGCGTAGCTCGCAGCCGCTCATCCGTTCCTCGTATTGCATCGCCACCGGCAGGCATAATGCTCTGATTTCTGCGAGACTGGACGCGCCAATAAACCGTACAGCGTCAATCGTTGGTGCCTTCGT